TCAAAGAAACGTTTGTTGACACGCTCATTCATTGCTTGCAAGTAATACTGTTGTAATTCAGTAACGCCTATTACGGCACTACCCCAACGCAACATAAGATAGGTAGAGAACTTCTTGCGTTCTTCATCTGTTAACTCATCATAGAAAGCACGGTTCTTGGTATCTACCTGTGCCATCTCATACCCAATGTCAAGTTTGTTCAAAAGTTATTTTCTCCCCAAGTAGAAATTTCATTTTCTTCTTGTTTGCTCACATGATACATTATTCGCAATTGGTCAGCAAGTTCTTTAAGTGTAGGATTGTGTTCAGTAGCACGAAGAATCGCCAACCATTCTTCGTGTTCTTTCATATAATTTCTATCATATTCATATGAACGAATGCCGCTGCCTTGTGTCTTTACGTTTCCCATAATGTTATACTATCATAGAATTTTTAATAGGTCAAACGATATTTTGGATGTCAATAGTCTCGCTTGCACGGCTAATTTCTTTAACAAAATATGCACATATTGGTTTTGGTCCATCACTTATTGGGATACAAAGCAGTTGACCATTCTTTAGTTTAGGAAAGTACCAACGCACATCCTGATATACATCTTCAATTTCTATATTCATAAATGCTGCACGAAATGAACTTAGCGGATTAAATGTAAATGCTTGAAAACCACGGTCATTGAGTTTTGTCAATGGTAATGCTTCTAAATCACCAATCTCAGCTTCGCCAATAAGAATACGCCAATTATAAGGCATCATGATACGATGTTCACCAATCTTCAACACAAGCGCAGGATCATTAAAACTTTCTAGAAATACAAGTGGCAAAAAATAATAATCTGCTTCAGGTGGATTACTGTTATCTAGTACACAGAAACGTAAGTCATCAACTTGTTCTGGTAAATTGTTCATTTCAAATACGGTATTGTCTACTGTTAATATACGCACTGTTATTCCTTTATTTGTATATGCTTTTTTCTTGTGTGAAGGGGTAATTAGCCTCACGATAAAATTGTTTACGTTTAGTTAAATGGCGTTTAGCAAATTTACAATCTGCGGTCAAGTCCCAGATTTGAACAAAGTCTTTGTCTTCTGCTTTACGAATGCCACGACCGATAGACTGAATGACACGAACGAATGACTTGCCAGGTTCAATAAGAACAAGGTTAAAAATACGAGGAACATTAATGCCAACTGCAGCCACACCATAAGTTGCGATAATAATTTTATCACTGACGTTGGCCACTTCATCATAGTGTTCTTTGCGTTTTGCATTCTTCATGTCTCCTTGAACAAACACACTGTTAGGCAGTCTAGCAACCAATTCATCGCCGCATTCACGGCGATCTACTAGCACAAGTGTGTTTCCTGTTTTAATAACTTCACTAAGTAGGCTTGCCATATGGTCAAGGCGATATTTGTTGGTTGTTAGGTATTTTAATTCTTCTTGATAGTTTTTAAAATCACTGTGTTCAACTGTTTGAACAATGTTAACATGACAATTAGATAGTACGCCACGTTCTTGCAACTCACTTGCAGTAAGCTGACTTGTAACCTGTCCAATAGATACTAGCAGCGCAACCTGTTCAAATTTCTCTTTTGGAATAGTTCCTGTTAATCCCCACCGAATTGGAATATCAGCAAATTCAGTAGTCAATAATGTTTTGAGAACTTCTGCCTTTGCCTGATGAACTTCGTCAACAATAATTGCTGCAACATTGAGCATCGCAGTCCACTCATTACCAACACCTTTACTACTCTTATAAAGGCTGTTTAAACTTTGCCAAGTGCAGATAGTATGAGTGCGACCTAATTCCTTGCGTTCGCCAAAATAAACACCAACATCTAGCCCAAGATTACGATAATCTGCTTCTGTTTGTATAACCAAACTTTTGCTAGGAACAATAATAATAGTGCGACCATATGGTTCAATTAAATGACTAAGTGCTGCTGTCATAATTGTCTTGCCAGCACCTGTTGCAATTTCTTGGACACACTGAGTATCACACAAAAATTTATTGATAATATCAATTTGATAATCACGTAAAATAATTGGTTGACCAGCATTTGGGTGACCTGCTGGCCATGTTTTGTTAGCAAATGTTTTGCTATCTACTTCGTTAAATTGAAATGATTGGCGAGATTGACGATTATCTTCTATTTCAAATTCCCAATTGCGTTCACTAAGATACTCAATAATTTCTGGAAGTAAATTAATATAGGTGCTGCCACCTAATTGAAAATATGGTATCTTACCATCCCAACGACCTAGTTTTACGCTTGGTAAATGACGAGCGTAAGGAACTTCATACTTAAACTTTGCTACCAATCGGCGGCGAGTATCAGCATCAAGCCCTTCAATTTTACAATTTACTTCATCACGAATTATAATTTTACAAAACATCTAGGTTTAATATACAGTGTAATTTTATACAATGCAATAAAAAAACAGGGCATATGCCCTGTTTGAAAAAATTACTTTTTCTTTTCTAAGATTCGTTGAATAGTAACGTTCCCACCCATTCCATATTGCAACATAACTAAACGTTTTGCACTAACTTGATCATTAGCATTGACTGTAACAGTGAACTGGGTGGTAGGTTGTCCCTGTTTAGACACAATGCCTTTAATATCATATTGCTTCATGCACCGTTCCTCATAATTGTTATTTCTGCAACACGCTGCCACCGATTTGGCTGCGACTTACGAAGGTCAGCTAATTTAAGAGCCGTGCGTAGTGACATTTCACGGAACCGTTTAGAGTTGTCCTTCATAAACTGCAGAATTTCTTTTTCCTGTTCTTTGGTCATATCATAACCACTAAACAGTGCACCGCTTTCTGCAATCTGCCGAATACGAAGATATTTATCGTGTTCAGTATCCATCGTCAAATCAATATAGTGACAACGAGACTGTAACGCACCAAGATGGTCTTGCAATTTTTTAGAACGAATGTTTTCAAATTTTAAGTTGGTGATAAAGATCACACCGCCCTTAAAGTCAAATTTGTTAGGGATGCCTTGCTTGTGTAACAAGTTGCTATCGGCGTTCCAATGGATGGTGCGTTTCTTACCACTATCAAGTGCGGCTTTGAGAATGTTGAGTGACAATTCGTCCATCAACACGCTATCACAATCGTCAAACACTAACACACAACCACTGTCGCTAAACTCATAAAGTTTAGCATATAAACCAAGTGCAGTCATAGCACCCTTTACAACTTGATACCGAACTTTGCCAGCAACTTCATCATAAAGTGAATGTTCATCCAACTTCTTATGGACACCATAGGATTTACCAACGCCTGGTGGACCTACCACAATCATAGCACGAACATCACCTTCCTTTACGGCAGTAGTCATATCTTCTAAGATTTCAAACCGCTCAGCAATACGAGCCATAACTTCTGCATCATTCGGACGAGCCATGAGACACCCCTTGGTTGGTTAAAAGCCTATATATGTACATTACCACATATATTGGGGATGTCAAGCAAAAAAGTTAGGAAAAAAGAAAAAAATTACGATTTTTTCTCGTAATTTTCTCTAGGAAAACGCTCACGGTAGTGGCGTTCACCTGGTTCCAAACTGCGAGCCAATTCTACATAATCTGGACCCTTGCTATGCAACCATGCCTCGTGGTCAAACCGCCAATGTGGAATAGTTGGATGGGGTTTAAACTGTGTATAACCTCGATTTAACTTATCTTCTGGATGATGCAGCGGATCAAGGGTAGCAATATAACTTAGCTTTGCCCACCAAAAATTGCCAGCAAAATGTGCCCACGGTTCTGTACCATAATTTGTACCGACAGCTTGTGCGCCTTCGTCTAGGGCTTGTACATTATCCTGCCACTTTTCAATTGTGAAATAATTCATAAAATCACGCCAATCACCAACATTAGGATCGCCCCAACGTAACAATCCTTTCAGATGGATATAACAGACATAACATTCACTATCTGCATGTTTAGCAACAGTATGCAAGAAATTTAGGGTTGGATATTCATGCAATGCTGCATCTTTATTAACATTTACTAGTTTGATTTTTCCTGACGTGTCATTAATATTTCTAGATGCAAGCCATGCTTCAAATGTCCAAGGTTGACCATTCATGCAAATATTAATTTCACTGGCAGCATCCCATAATCCAGATTTTTCAATTAAGTCCCATTGTTGGTTCATTACATTGTTCCAACCATTTAGTTCATTTACGTGCCAGAAAATTTTAATTGGGGTCATTTTATTACCTTGTTGATGTTGGTGGAGAATAGCGGAATCGAACCGCTGAATTCTGCGTGCAAGGCAGACGTGTTACCACTAGCACTAATTCCCCATTAGATTATAATATATATCATACTATATATACTGTCAATAAAAAACCCCGCATAGTGCGAGGTTTTTAACAACATAACTCCTGAAAGTTATGGACTACTACTACGAATAGTAGCAGTGGGTAAGCTAGTTAAGGGATAATAGACTCTGCATCTAGTCCCATAACTTTTTAGCGGAGTTGTAATCCACCAAAAGTTTTTTTATTCATACCGTAATTACGGTCCCACATATCTAGACGATATTCAACTTCACGAAGATCATGACAGTCTGCCATAAATGCTTCAAATTTACGTCTCATTTCTTCTTGTTGTGATGGAAAAAGTTTCTTCCAGATCGTAGTAAGCGTCTTCATTATCTTCTCCTTGCGTTGCAATAATACTTATAATAATATATGTTGCAATGCAGCAAAAAACAAGGGATTTTTAGGAAACTCTGGTATGCATTAAATTTATAGCGAAAGTATAGATTGAGAACGGTCAATCCACTCAAGCATCAAATCACTTTCGCTAAAATTATCTATACCATCTAATCTAGCATCAAGGCAATAGGGAAGTCTGCCTGTTTCTTTTAACTCATAGAGACTGCTATATAAACGTGGTTCATCACTTGACTTATATACTGCAGCACGTAACCATCCACTTTCTTTGTCTAATTGAAAATTTGCACTACGGCAATCAAATCCTGCACTTGCTAGCTGAACAATTAAACTGCTCATTGTATAAACATGATACATACCACTTACCATGTTAACATTTACCGTATTATGTTCTATGTGACTGTTTATTGAAAGCTTATATGGCATTTCAACAATTAATAAACCATCTTGTCTCAATAATTTGTGCCAATGAAAAAGAGTTCCAATAGGATTTAACGCATAGTGCAGCGCATCATGGCACCAAATAATATCTTGTTGTGGCAATTGAACCGACGAAAAATCTTCGAAAATCCAACGCATACCACTGTTAGCAGTTTTTAATCCAAAAGGTGGTGCTATTTCAACAGCAGTAACGTTGAAGTTATATTTGCGACCATCGCTATTTTCAAGTGTTGCCCACCAAACCGCATCATATCCCATACCAGCACCCATAACAGCTATATTGTTAATTCCTGAAAGGTAATCATCTAGCTGTGCAAGGTAGTTTAAAGTTTTAAGACTGTGTTGATGGCTTTCTTCTGGTGTCATTGGTTTTTCCATTAAATATTGCTATACATTATATATTAGGATATTATAGTCAAATGAAATTATTAATCACGGGCGGTAACGGTTATATCGGCAAATATCTTGTTAAGTATTATACAGAATATGGTCATCATGTGTTATCACCAAGTAGCCGTGAACTTGATTTAACGGATTTGGCAGCTACAGAAAATTATATGGCTGCA